TACATCTATAATACTAGTACCATCTGTTGTTACATCATATCCTTTTACATAAGCTTCACCTTCAGAAACTTTAACACACATCAAATCATCTGATGGAATATTACCACTTTCAGTTCTTTGATTGGCATAATATAGTCCACCATTACCTAATCTATCATTTAATGAATTGGAAACATTAACAGTAAAAGGTTGTAAAGCATAATTTCCAGATTCTTCATATGTTCTTTCTGCAAGATAATCTCTAATTATATTATACTGAGTTTTATTATTAATCTTCTTGATTTGTCCATTATCAGTTCTTGCAATTTCGATAAAATCAGTATCATTTTTATCTGTAAGTATTTTTTTAGATAGAGTTAAAGAAATTTTAAGTCTATCAGCACCTGGTGCAGCATAATTTGTAAATCCCTTTGCATTATCATATAAAGAAGCATCATCCTTAGCACCTATTATTATTTCATCAACTTTTAATCCAATTCTATAAGAAGGATTATTAGTATAATGATCGAGAATTATGGTTTGTTTATCTACATTTACAAAGGTTCCTCTAACAAAATAAACACCCTTTGAAATAGATGCAGCAGAACCAATAGATGTTGCAGCACTAGATATTAAAGTTGCAACAGCCGTTCCTGCATTAATAGTAGTATTACCATATACTATACTTTCTTTTATTATTAATCCTTCACCATCCACAAATTTAATTTTAGTCGGATCATATATACCAGCACTCTCATATTTTACATATATTGTTATATCTTCTACATCACCACCATCAGGTAATGCAATAAATTCTACGGTTGCTGATACACCAGTAACTTCTCCCTCTACAACTTTACCAATTAATTCACTAGTATAAAGAGATATATCAATGCCAAATTGAGTGGCATTTAATTTTACGGCATCATATGCAACATCAATAGTTACCCCACCAGGTATGACCTCAGATCCCTCTTTAAACATATGAGATCCAAATTCTTCTACCTGATTTTGAAGAATGGACTGTAGAGATGTTAACTCTCTAGCTTGTACTGGAAATCCTGGTTTGAATAAGACCTTGTAAAAATTATTACTTGGGTCGAAATCATCATAATAGGGACTGATATTTAAATCTTTTTTCTGTGCCATGTTACTTTAAAATTCCAGGATGATTTTGATGTCTTCTTTTTGCCTACTGTCTCTAGTGACTTCTTTTCGATTGTCAATATAGATGACATCGCCAGTTGTTTTATTTATCTCAGGATCAGCAAGACCTCCTGTAAAATATACCCCAAGATCTATTTGTTTATCACCATCAGTTACTGTTCTTCCAGTAAATGCTACAGAAACATTAACATCAGAAGGGCCGCCAGCTGCAAACTCAATACTAGATGCATTGGTAGACTGAAATCCTAATACTTTAGAATCTGTACTAACACCAACATAATCAGTCTGATCTACATTATTTCCAAAATATAGGGATCTATCTTGATAATACTTTAAAACACCAGTCTGTTTGTCATAAGAAGCAACATACCCTTTAGCAACACCAGTAGTATCAGTACGTACTTGGGTAATTGTACTTCCTATAGAAAGACTTGCACTATCAAATCCAGAAGGGTCAACTTTAAGTGCACCTAAAGATGAGTACTGACTACCAGTAAATATAGTATTATTATTGGTATATGTTGTTGGATTTTTTACAATTCCAACCTGAGAAAATTTCGTGTCAGTTGGAAAGTCCTTAGTCGAATCATCAAATCTTGCATAAACTAAAACTCTATCAGCACCCAATTCTTTATAGATGTCATATCCATGACCTCTAGAAGGAGGTATAATAGGTATTAATTTTGCAGGAGTAAACGCCCCACCTGGTTGAAGAAGTCTTAAATCAACAATACCATAAGTATAACCACTTCCACCTGCAGTAACTACGGTAGAGGTAATAACCCCACCTGAAGCAGTAACAGAAACCTTACCTCCAGTACCATCACCCAATATATCTAATGTTTTGGTCTCATTATCATATCCAGAACCACCATCCTCAATATAAACCGTTTTAATTTGATTTTGGTTTATATCGGAATCAGCTGCTTCTCTGACATTCTGAATTTGAGAATCTGTTGAGGTTGCCCAATCATTAGGAACAACAATATATTCGGTAGAATCAAATTTTACAATATCACTGGGTGATATGGAAAATAAGAATTTCCAAATATAACCATCATTACTAGTTCCAGCAGCAGAGGGTTCCAAATCCGTAAAGGTTGGTTCATCTTTAGATTTATTACCTTTAGCAGTTATAGAATCAGGAGCTCCCGAACTACCATTTTCTATACAAATATAAACATTATAATCACTATTAACTACAAAATAATTTGCATCATATAAACTTCCAGTCTGAGAATTAGGTGCTTTATTATTGACACTATAGTCATGCCTATACATATCATAATAAGTACTTTCAGTCCATTCAACTTTTCTTACAACTCTTCTTATATTGTTACTAACAATTCTTTTCCCAAAAAGAGAAGTCTCCCCATATTGAGATTCGTACTGAAAATTATCAGTTGGGTTAGGGGGACCAGATGCATCATTCCAAGTAGAATTTCTACCAAATCCAGGATTGGGATTTGTAGGATTACTGAGTCCTAGAAATACATAATAAGAATTATTAGTATCTAGTACGGAATCTACAAAATTACCTGCATTAAATATTCGGAATTGATCTGTTACGACAGCAGACATATTAATAGTTTTTTAGATATTTATAAGAGTTTATAAAAAATTAATTTGGTTCAATTCCACCAGTGTCTCTAATTCCCTCAGTTCTTCTTTGTAATGTTGGGAAAGTGGTCAATCCAGAATTAACAGTATAGTTACTAACTGCAAACCCGACTGGTGAATTTCTAGTTAAAGTTCCAGCTAATCTACCCCATGACAATCCTCCTATTGGTACAGTTCCACTTGATGTTATTCCAGCATGATTAGCCAAATACTCAATGTTACATGTTATAAGTCCAACAGCAGTTGGTGAATTGACAGTTCCTGTATAGGATATCTGAGCAACACGATAAATGTTATCTAAGAAAGTTGTTCCGACTCCAACTATACCATTACCAGATTCATAAACAGAATTTACTCCAGATCCAATTTGTGTATCAAATACAGAAATAGGATACCCTACACTTAAATCAGTCCATGCACCCGTAGCAATACCAGTTACATGGAATTTGATAGCAAGAGCTGATCCAACACCTCCTGCTGTTCCAATACCAGTGACAATTCCAGAGAATCCCTTAACAGAAGTAATATTAGTAATTAATTCGGATTTATATGAAGGAAGGGAAGCAATTACTTGAGGTGGATTTGTAGTTGTGTAACCCAATCCAATTCCTGTAATTGTTGGAGTTCCTGTAAGAACTCCATTAGTTACTGTAACAGTTGCTGTGGCAGTTGATCCTAAACCAACAGTACCATCTGGTTTAATAAAGGTTCCTATACCAACTGGTGGTGCAGTAATAGAAACTGAAGTTGTTGCTCCAACATAACCAGATCCACCACTAACAATAGTGAGTCCTGAAATAGTTCCAGCAGCAGATACTGTGGCAGTCAATGCAGCAGCAACGGGACTGGTGTTATCTACGATAAATCCACCAACAGGAGATGCAGAAGGATCGACATCATATGCAAATAAATCTGCATTATCAAGATATACTACATTATCAGTTGTTGAGAAATTACCAATAATTTTTCCAGTTGGAAATATTAATGATTCTAAACTATCTCTAGATTTATAGGTTATTTGACCATTAATAACTCTATCAGTTTTCTGTTTAGTCCAACTTAATGATTTTGGTCTAGTATCGCTAATACCATCTCCAGTATACAAATTAGTTTCGATTACATCTGATCTACTCAAATCTGCAACAAATCTAGAAGTTTGATTAATTTCTGTAGGTGGATTTTGTTCGATGATTTTCTTCATCTGAACACTATCACCTTCCTTAATAGAAGGAATAACATTAGTTACTAATGAAGTATCAACAGATGGACTTCCCTGATAGAAGAATATTGCGACATCATCTACCGCTTTAGGAGCTTCTGCAAATACAAAAGATGTACCACCCTCAAACGCATAGGCAACTCCTGGTTCCTGAATAATTCCATTAACAACAATGAATAATGCATTAGCAAGATTCATATATGGGAAATCAGGATTGTCTGGCAATTCAAAACTTAAGAGATCTCCATCATATTTTAAATCAAATCTCCTCTTACTTCCATCCTGTAAAGGTTTAATACTATCAATATAATCCAATTGTCCAAATTGCCATGCTGCAAACGGATCATTATAAACGTCCAATACAGTAAATTGACATTCCTCTATAGGACTGGAGAGACTAGCATCTGTAACTAATCCTACAGGAGCAAATACATCACCACGTTGGAAAGCATATCCATTTCTTGCTATTTCCCACTTATTCACTGCAAACTGTGTAGATCCTACACCAACAGTAGAAGCTGCTGATACTTGTAAATCTAAAAGTAATCCAACTCCAGTATCTGTGGTAGTTCCACCTGGAACTGATAATCTGGATATTCCAGTAACTCCTAAACCAGCATATGATGGTTCAGGGATGTTGATAACTGGATTCTGGTAATTGGTACCACCAGCACCAATAGCAAAGGTTAGAGTTCCACCAATGCCTATCGTGGCTGTAACCGAACCACCTGAACCAGCATTCTCACCGACGTATACGGTAAATGTATCTGTGTCATAAGCAGTTATAGCAGTTGCTATTCCTGAGATACGATCACTTGCTCTTGGATATGTGTGTTCAGTAGCATAATCATCTTTAGAACATGTTAATGTTATAGTGTCATTATTGAATGTTACAGTATCACTAGTGGTTTTTCCATGATTTGGTAGAGATATAACCATATATCCAGTTGCTGGATTATAGTCAACATATGAAGGTGCTTCACTAATTCCTGAGATGGTGTTTGTTGCCGCACTTACAAACTTATGAGTAAATGGTATATCTGTGACTCCAATAGAAACCGTATCACCATAATAACCAGATCCGAGATTAGCATCTCCATACCAAGGCATTACACTACCACCACCGACAAAAGTATGAGGTATTGAGTTAATTCCAACTTCAGTTGTAAATTTATTTGTAGCACCAATACTTACGATTGTATAATCAAAACTTGTGCTACCCAATCCTACGGCGGCATATGGGAAGATATTACTTGTTGTTCCTGAATATCCACTTCTAACAATAATTGCCTCTGTACCAACACCCACAAATTGATGGGTACTGTTAGTTCCAACACCAACATTAATAGTTATTGTACTATTGGTTGTTGAATTGATGTATGTAGATACTCCTGCAATTGGATCAGTACCGTGACGTGGATATGAATGATTAGTTCCATAACTATCCTGACTGCATGTGAATGTTAATGAATCAGTTTTAATTCCAATAAATTGACCTGCTGCCAAATAATGGTCACCAACTGTCAATATTAAGTCACCTGTGGTTTGATTATAATCAGCATCATATACATTGAATGATCCACTGCAAGTAAATTCTAATCCTGCAAGTTTTACTTGATCTACAATTCCAACCTCAAAATTATGGGCATTTTCAGTAGTAATCTCTAAATATCCAGTTTCATTATTATAGGATGCAGTTGTGATAGAATTACTAGGACCTGTTGCAGCAGCACTGACAAGACTTGTAATGGTACCATTAGCATCAAGTTGTGGATAAACTTGTGCTGGTACTAAAGGAGCATATCCTCTACCTGGTGTGGATCCTAAAGATATTATTACACCACCTCTTGGTAACTGATTTTGATTAATATCATTTTCATTAATGCTTAGATCCCCAACATTGTTAGAAATACCAGTAAACATTATACTAGTGGAACCAAAACCTACACTAGAATCTAATATTTCATAGTTATTTTGTGGGTTATTTTTTGCTGTTGGTCTTTGGTATATTCCATTAATTAGTGCAATACCATTACCACCAGTAGTTCCCATACCAACTACACCAGAACCGTTAACCTTTAACTCAAAGTTTGTAGTAATTCCACTAAACTCACCAGAAACATCATCATATATGGTGTTAGTAGTATAATCATTTCTTAGGAAAACCCTTCCATTAAAGGCGGAAGTTGGCCAGTCTAAATTACTACTATCTTTGATTACTTGAGGATTTCCTCTTGGAGGTTCTGTAAACCAAATATCTTGACCTAGAATTCTATATGTACCCTTATAAAGTTGGACAGTTGTTGTGTTAGTATGAGCAGTTGCTGTTGATCCAACAAAACCTCTCTCAACCTGAACTAGGGTAGTTGATCCTATTCCAACTGTGATAGGTCCACTAGTTTCCGTTCCTATTCCAATATCAAGAACTTTCACATATTCATCATCAATCTTTAATATATCATTAGGAGCTAATGATGATATTCCACTAAGAGAGAATATAGTCGCAGTAGGTCCTATACCAGAACTACCCAACACTGATTCTGGGTTATTTTGTAAGGTATGACTAACAGGAGAAAATGCTAATGGTGACTGAATTACATCATTAATCGATAATACTGCTTTTGTGTCAGCCTTTGCCATTGCAAATTGATGAACATTTCCAGTACCAACTCCGACAAATGTGACAGCTGCTCCTGCTCTTGTAGTTGATATGTAGAAACTGTTAGCATCGTTTCTAATAGCAAACACTGAAGATGGGAGTTGATGATGATATGCACCACTTTGATATTGCATTGCAGTGCTTCCAACACCAACAAATGATACTCCAGGTGTGTATATTAACTCTTCATTTGTTCTGAATAAATGTTTGTCAATACTAAAGAGTCCTGTAGCAAGATTAACGACACTAGAATTAGGATCAAAGGTTTTTGCAAAAATTGGTGTTTTGTCATGATTTAATGTAAAATTCGTTCTATCAATTCTTAATCCATT